CTTTGCGGTTGCCATAGAGATGCTCCATTATTGAGTCGTGAAAAAAAGATGGCCCAATATAATTAAGTGTTGATGAGGAATCTTAAGAACAGCCCGGAGTTGTTATCCGAAAGCGCTCGAGATTCTTTTTTTATTTGATATGTTTCATTTTTTCATTGAGATGTTTGCGATACTCCATCTGAATGACCTTCAGAATCTGCATCGTCATATATGGCTGATCCAGGACACCACCGAAGAACGGAAGCGTCCTGAAATCACCGGTATCCGAGTCACAAATCGGCAGGTAAACATCGGTAATGTAAGATAGCCAGTGTCCGTATTCTGCGTACAATTCTGGATCGTACCTGCCGTTGAAAACCTCACGCGAAAGAGAAATCAGCTGTCTTCTTCCGCGTTCTGTCGGGTAAAAAAACTGGCTGACGCATACTCTCCGATAACCTTGCCTGTGAGGTCGAGTTTCTCGTAGATGAATTTGGCCACCTCGTCGTTGGACATCTTCTCAGTCTCAGTCTCGTAGAGGTTGTGCTCAACGATGATAAGAGGCAGCACCTCCACAAAAAACTCCAGCAGTTCTTTGCGGCCTTTTTCATGGGCCTCATTGAGCTGCATCATCTCAAGAGTCGGGAGTTCCTTGAGAACTACATATGCATCCTCATCTTTTTCGAGTCCGATTAAAGTACCGAAATTGACCCTGACTTTCTGGATTGCGTTCTCATATGCCTTGTTTCTCACATACTTCATTCTCCGACCTCCTTGTGATTGATAGTTACTGTAATAGGTTCATCACTGCCAATGGAGAGTGCCTCACCGCTATATGAAGATTCGATGATGCCGGGTCCTCCGACATTCCCGTCAGCTGATATGATGCTGACATTAGGAAGATATATCTCGATATTTTCATCGGGATCTGAGGTAGTGAACTTCAGAAGAAGCGCAACAGTCGGACTTGAGCCATCCAGATAGTATGTCTTCCTGAATGTATCCATCGTATCGGAGTACGGGATTGAGAAATCAACAGATACGGTCCTTCTGCCCATTACAGGTCTTCCAGAGAACAAACCGGAGCAGTAAGTTGCAGGAGCCTCTTCGATGCCGTTGTCAATTGTGATGTCACAGCTTTCGACGCAGATTGTCTGTGAGACTGCGGCTTTTGAGGTTCCTCCAACAGCATACTTGAGGGTTGCCTGGGTACATCGGTAAGAGGGGAGAACAAAGGAAAGAGCCTGAACGGTTTTCGCGCCTTCATCTCCTTCGGCAAGCTCCTTGACTCCAATGATATCGACTTCGACCTTCACATAGTCCTGAGCAGCAGCAGAGATCTTGATTGACTTGATTGTGACATCTGGATACGTCTTAACGATACCGCCGCGTGAAAGCACTACTGTGTTGGCAGGTAGCTCTGTGTTAGGGGATGCAAGTGTATAGACATTTCCGGTCTTTAACCCCATGGCTGACTCAAAGACCCAGTCCGCGAACTCCGGTCTGAGGATTGTTGAGAATCCGCCTTCGACCTTTATGGACATGACATCAGCCTGATTACGGGTTTTCTTGGCCAGAAGATTTCCTTCATCTCCCTTGTTTACAGTGACTTTGATGGTTTCGCCCGTCATGTTGATAAGAGTGTCAGGGGTGACAGGCGTTCCCCATGCGCTCTGAAGACCCGCCTGAAAGACGGAGCCGGATCCTACGCGATTCATGCTGTTCCTCCTTAGAAATCTTTTGTGTAAGTGACAGATATCGAGACCTCGATTGCCTGGATGTTCTTGTTTCCCTCGACTGCAGGGTAAAAATCTGCATCGGTGATGCTTGCAAAATCCACCACACCATCAAGAGATATGTTTGTCCTCAGTAGCTCATACAAGGCATTGAAGTATCCATATATCTTCTTTGTCAGGTTCTCCTGGGTATCCTTCTTGCAGACGATGAAAAGCGCAATTCCGAAGGTTGAAAGGTCTGATTCAGTTGATAAGTTCTCATAGTTTGCCCAATTCGGCTGGATATAAAGCATGGTTTTCATGGGCATCTGGTCTGTCTCTGGAAAATCAATGGCCACGTTACGTTCATTGATTGGGGACAGATCTTGCATAAGATATCCATTCAGCTGATGCTGAATCACACCCGCCAGGGCGTTGAGAATAGTGAGTTCATTTTTCATTTGTTTGTGTTATCTGGTCACCTTCCCATGAACATCAGCCAGATGCTCCCAAGGTGTGTCGTAATAATGCGATGACATCCAACGGCCCATGTTGTTGTTCATCCTGGACATGGCGTTCCAGATCACGGAGGGGAGGGCGACGAGAATCAGATACAGAGGTCCAAGAATCCTGCTCTGTACGCTGTGTCCGAGCTCGTGTTTTTGCGTCTCATCCCAATCCCATGCGCCGACGTCCCTCCAATTGAAGAAGATGAACTCTCCAAGTGAGAAACAAGTCAGATAGCAGTTTGAGTGTATCCGACGGAACCTCTTCTTGTGGTTCATCGGTTTTGTCCGAAAGAAGACCATGAAAAGAAGCGCGAGAAGGGTCTGAGGCAGCTCCCATGTGAATGTCATAAGCCAGATAAGAAACATTCTCATTTCGTTCCTCCATTATGCTTCATTGCAGCTTTTTCCGCACGTGCTATTTCCTTCTGAACCAACTCCTCAAGCCGTTGCCTGTATGAGGCGCTCTGCAAATAACGTTTTGCCGGAGCCTCAATCCAGTCCACCGGCTTCAGCGAAACCTGATGCTTCTTTACCCATTTATCCCCGACCTTGAATGTCAGAAACTCTCCGTTCCTGGCTTTGATCGTCGAGCCTTTGGCCAGAGCGTATCCATAAAGAATGTTTCCGTGTTCTGCCCTTGGCGAGATCTTTACTGCCGCTCCCGACTTGAAGATCTTTGCAGTCACACTCTTGTAGAGAGTTCTGCTTTGCTTCTTTAAGAGAGAGGTGTAATTCTTTTTAACTGCTTGTTTTACTGAAGTACCGATACCAGATAGGATTCTGCGTCTCATGGACTTACGATTTCCATTCAGATTCTCCAGCATGGTCATAGCCTCATCAACATCCGCTTTGACATTGATGAGGCTTTCACCTTGGTACTGTCCAATCCAACGTCTGCTCAAAACGCCACCTCCCTGAATGTCTGAAGAGGACTCAGGTATTTGGAGTAGTTGGTATAGCTTATGAAAGAACGCGAGTTATCAGCAAAACTTTTTCCTGAGATTCCGATATTCTCTCCGGCTTCCATGAGCATCAGAGTTGCTATCCTTAGAATCGTTGTTTTGATCAGACTCGGGATGGCATTCTGCTCCCACTTGGTCTCAGGATTGAATCTCAGGTATTCACCGACAAGCTCTTGAGCAGATTCAAGAAGTGTTGTCTTGAGGGACAGGACTTTCTGGTCGTTCTCGTAGTTGCCGGTGTATTCGTTAAACTGCTCAAGCGTCACAATCATATCTGTCACCTCATTCTGCTGGCGCCAGAATACCGGCACTTCGCAGTGAGGCAAGCAGTGCATTGTACTCTGTTGCTGTCGGAGCCTCTCCAGCTGCATCTGCGACTGCAGCAGCCTGTTTCACCAGTCCTTTTGCAGTGGTTGTTGCATCAGGAACGGTAGGGGAAGGAAGGCCCTCAACTTGAGAGCCTTCCTCGAAAATTACCTTCCCGCCGAAGTGGGTGACATCGCCACCCTGCTCGGTATAGTTCTTTGCGTTGTAGCTCATATCTCACCTCCAAATCAGGAAGCCTTCTGCTGAAGCAGCTTGATTCCCTCAGGAAGGATGATCTTGCCGTCCACGCGCTGGGATGCCACGAATCCGACCTGTCCGTTTGTTGCATAAAGCTCCACGAGGCGCTTGAGGATTCTGTTCTGGCGGTCTGCAATCCAGTAATAAGAGAAATCACCGAATGCGACCGTATATGCGGAAGCTGCAAGGGTAGGTACGTATGCGGATGTGTACAGGTCATATCCGAGAAGCTTGTCAGGCTGACCTGCCACAAGAGAAGGCTGCCAGAGGTAGACTCCGTTGCCGTCCTTGAGCTTGCGGATGTGTGAGACTGTAGCATCGTTGAGGAGGAACTTTGCGTTCTTCCTATACGGAGCCTTGAGTGAGTAGATCAGATTGATCAGTTCATCAGCGGTGATTGCTGTGGTTCCTGCTGCAGTGACACCAACCTGGCCGCCGTTTGCAGTGAACAGTCCGGTAGGTTTCTTTGTGCCGTTACCGACACAGAAGGCCTCTTCCTCCTTGATTCCGAAGGCACGGGCAAACTCGCCGGAGAGATAGGACTCGATATCGAACATGGAGTCCTGCAGAAGCTCATCAGATACTCTGATAAGGTCTGTCAGCTTGTAGGCATCCAGCTCAATCTGCCCGAAGGTCGGGTTGCTCTCTGTATAGGCGCCGTTCTCATCTGTCCACTGTGCTACGGAATGCTCACCTGCGACCGGAATCTTGCGGTCATGCTCTGTTCTGATGACCTTTGCGATTTTGCGGAAGACATTCTCCTCTTCAAGAGCAGTGATGATCTGGCGCTCAAACTCATCGGGAACAAGGTATCCGCCGTCAGAGCCCGGAGTGGTGGAGAGAACGTTGTGGATCGGCTTATTGCCGCGAATGATGTTCAGGAAGTCCTCCCTGTAAGCCTTAGAGGCCCTGAGTCTCGGACTCTCCTGGTCACCGGTTCTCATGGGCTGTCCGGTGATCGGCTGGTTGACGGGTTTTGAAAGCTCCGCCTCAATGGACTCCTGTCTTTCAAGACGGGCAATCTCAGCTCCAAGATCCGTGATCTCCTTCTCCATCTTGGAGTAGGTGGCATCATCTTCGGCAGAGAGAAGGCCATTCTCCTGCCTGTGCGAATTGAGGAAAGATTTTGCACTTTCCCACACTGAAGCACGCTTCTTGCGAAGTTCTGTGATAGTCATAGAGTAGTCTCCTATAAATGTTTGTGATTTCAGTATTTGAGAAGATTGAGACGATCCATGAGCACATCAACGGAACGTCCATTTGTTTCCACCTCGGCAATGGGTCTTGCCTTGGTCTCGATCTTGTTGATCAGAGCATTTGTGGTTTGTTTCTGGGAGAATGCGTATGAGCCCTCATCATGGGTATTCTTCTCATCCTCAAGCAGTCCGTCTGCGAATCCCATTTCAATGGCCTTGTTCGCATTCATCCATGTCTCGCTGTCCATCAGATGGCTCAGTTTTGCACGGCTCTGACCGGTTTTGATCTCGTAGGCGTTGATGATCGACTCCTTGACCTCGGAAAGCATCTCGATTGCTTTCTGCATGTCTTTGTGATCACCGAATGCCACAGTAGCGGGGTTATGGATCATCATCAGGGCAGTTGGTGCCATGAGCACTTCTGTTCCGGCCATTGCAATCACGGACGCTGCGGAAGCAGCAATGCCGTCAATCTTGATTGTGACCTTGCCCTTGTAATCCATAAGCATGGAATAGATCTGGCTTGCAGCGATGCAGTCACCGCCAGGGGAGTTGATCCATATCACGATGTCTCCGGTTCCGGAGAAAAGCTCGTCATGGAACATCTTCGGAGTGATGTCGTCATCGAACCATGACTCTTCCGCAATAGTTCCATACAACTCCAGCACCCTGACGGAATCACCCTCAGCCAGATTCATCCATTTCCAGAACTTTTTGTCCTTCATTGGATTCATCCTCCTTGTTTGGATTCTTGTTCGCATAGGCTGAACCGGCTTTCTCAAGCGGCAGCATATTTCCATTGACCAGATACAGATCTCCACCGTCTTCGGCGGGGATTCTGTCCAGATTCTCAAGCTCGCGGATGTCATTTGCACTCATCCATCCGTTCTGTCGGGCAGTGGCATAGCCTGTCATGCGGCTCTGGTAATCACCTCGCAGAAGCCCCTCGACGTTGAATTTGAAGAAGTATGACTTTTTTTCGTCCTTCGAGAAGAGAGCTCGAGATAAGCTCTGTTCCCATCGGATTACCCAGGGGTCTAGCGTGTACATTACAAACTCCAAAGACATTTGTTCGATGTTGCTGAAAGAGCTCTTTTCCAGGTCTCCGACCATGTGCGGAGGAACTCGGAAGATACGGGCTATCTCGTTAATCTGGAACTTGCGGGTCTCGAGGAACTGAGCCTCATTGGGGCTTATTGAGATCGGCACGTAATGCATGTTTTCTTCAAGTACGGCCACTTTGTGGGCATTGGATGACCCGCCGTAGGCTGCATTCCATGAGGTTCTGACTCTCTCCGGGTCCTTCAGGATGCCTGGGTGCTCCAGGACGCCGGAAGGGGAGGCTCCGTTTGCAAAGAATTTGGCTCCGTACTCCTCACAGGCGAGGCCCATGCCGATGGCATTCTTTGCCATTCCAATGGGGCTATAGCCTACAAGCCCGTCAAATCCAAGACCTGGTATATGCAGGACATCGTCAGGCTTCAGGACCACAGTCGAGCTATCTTTTGAATTAGCTTCTTCTCTGCTCCGACTGTATGTGTAGAAGAGCTGGCCTTTGTCATCTCGGTCCACCTGCATCTTGTTCGGCATAAGAGGGTAGAGGGCTATAACCTCTCCCTTGCCATTACGGATTATCTGGGCGTAGGCATTACCCCACAGCAATAGGTGCGTCATCAGGGTTTCCCGGAAGACGAAGCTTGTCATCTCTGGATTTGGTTCATCGTGAAGAAGTGCGTACAACGGATGATCCATTGCCTTTTCTTTGCCGCCGTCCTTGTTGTAGCGGTATAAATGCAATGGAAGACCCGCCACAGCTTCTGAGAGGATACGGACACAGGCGTAGACCGCAGTCATCTGCATGGCAGAGTGCTCATTCACGTTCTTGCCTGATGTGGAACCGCCCATGAAGAAGCTGAACGCTGAACCTGAGGTTGCATTTGTCACGGGCTTGTCCCGTGTTCTAAAGAGTCGAGGTAGTTTCATTGTTATTCCTTGCCCACTCGGGCATAAAAAAAGCACCCGAAGGTGCTATTGTCTTTGATGAATCAAAGGTTTTATTTTACGTAAGGTACCGCATCTAAAGCCTTCAAGAGTGCTTTATTCAAGTCATCCTGGAATCCCCAACCAAGTCCATATTTGCCTTCGCAAACGAAAAGGAGTTGATTAGTTGATACTTCGTAGAACCCAATCGAGACTTTCGCCAAATCTTCGTTGGACGAACTCTCAATCACGACAACATAATCTGCATCGTTAATGC